GTAATTGCTTACTGGAATGACAATGAAGCTGCGTCAACGTCGATCTTAGAAAGATAGTCAGCTGCGTTACCAAGAGATGAAGCCTGGTTGTTTAGCTCAACATAACCATAACGTGTCATAAATGATACTGTAGGTTCGAAAGTTGATGGATCTAGTACTGTGCCTGAAGACATAAGTGGGATGTATGGGCAATAAAACGCTGCCGCATCAATTTCACCGTCGCCTTTATAACCAACTAGTAATGGAGCATTATCTGCTGCATACTGGTCAACAAAGACACGCATAGTGTTATTCAAAGTACCAACAAATTTAGTGTTAGTTGGAGCTTCAAATGGACCTTCAGTTGTTCTTGCGAATGCTGAAGTTGTCGCTGATTGTAGTACTGTTAACATTGTTGGTGAAACAACAACGTAGTTACCTGCGCCACGTCTTGTACGTGTAGCAATTAGGTTAGCTGCTCTGTTAATAAGAACTGCTAGTGCTGCGTGTTCATCACCTACGAAAGTAGCTGTACCTGATACAGTTCCTTGATTGTATGTGCTGCCCGCTGTGCCAGCTAATGTACGTAAAGAAGAAATAACTTCTTGATCGATTTCCGCAGTAATTTCTTGTGCAAGTGCTTGCATAATTTCTGCTTCAACGTCTAAACCGTGCATTGAATTAGCATCTTGTGCTGCTTCAAAAGTCCAACGTGCTGATAATTTACGTGTTTTTGCTTCAACAGTTTGCTTCAATACTTGGATTGAAAGTTTACGACCTGCTTCTGCTTCAAAAGATGAAGTTGAAGATGCCGTTCCTGCTGCTGCATCACCTGAGTAACCTTTTGCAATTGCAAATGGAGATAGTGCTTCATCACCAGCGGCTACGCCTGCTGCTGCTTGGCCATATCTAACTCTTAGTGTATGGATTTGTCCTACTGGACCTGTCATAGGCTGTACGCCTACTAGTTCGTTCGCGATAACTGTTGGCATTACACGTCTGATAACTGGTAAGATCACTTTATTTAGTGATGCTACGTTACCGGCCATTGTGCTACCTGCTGCTGCTGATTCTGAAAGATAGTTCTTAGTGTTTTCTAGAACTGATTCCATTACAACCTTCTTGTTACCTGCTAAGCCATCTGTTAGGGCGTCTTTTGTTACGTCCCAGTTTTCAAATAGATTCTGTGTCATGGGGATCTCCTTAGTTGATTCCTGCTAACTTTTTAAGGTTAATAATTTCGGCTTCACTTTCAGTTTCCTGAGTAGTGTGGGCCTTGTTACCTGTAATCACAGTCTTCTGTGATTCATTTAGTTTTTGTGCTTTAGTTGTGCTTGATTCGTTAAGTACCGTTGGTAGGTATTTATTGAATGATGCTTTTAACTTGCTTGTGCTTACGCTTTCAAGTAAGTTATTCATTAATTCACGTTTGTCTTTTGATAAAGGACCCATAAGTTCTGACATTACTGTCTCACGCTCACGGCTCTCATTAATTTTTGTTACTTTTGACTCAGCAACAATAATTTTAGAATCTCTATCCTTAATTTCTTTATGTGATTCATCAAGTTGATTTTTCACAGTAGAAAGTTCTTTAGAAAGTTTTGAAATGTGTGTACCTTCTGCTAGGTGTGAACCCATAAATTCTGCTGCGAAAGTTTCGAACAGTTTACGTCCAAACATGTTTTCTTTAGCAGTTTTAATATCTTCTTTTAAAGTGCCTAGTTCTGTTGAAAGCGTACTTTCGACAATACCAGCTAATTTAGTAGAAGCTTTATCTATGAATTGACTCTTTGCTTGAGTAATCATTTTCTTACCTTCTGCGACAAGTTTTACCTTTTGTTCAATAAGGTCTTTCTTATCTTTATGGAATTCGTTAAGTTCTGAAGTAAGTTGTTCCATAACAAAGTCTTCAAGCGTTTCGAAGTTGCCTTCTTGTAGCTTTCTGTCTTTGCGTAGCTCTGTAATTTCCTTGTTAAGTGTTTCCATAACAAACTTATCAAGTAATGTTGCATGTTCTGCAATTTTACGTTTATACTCTACCTGAGCCTCTACTGCCAATTTCTTATCCGCTGCAAATTCTGCTAACTCTGTATTAATCGTATCTGATACCATTGCGTCTAGTGCTTCCACCATTGACGTTTTGTCAGTTTCGTATCTGTTAGCGAATTCTTCACGTAATTCGGCAGTGATCTCTTCACGAGCTTCACTTAATTTTACTTCCCATGCTTCTGAAAGTGTTGAACGCACTTCCTCGCTTAGGACTTCTGAACTTAGGAGTTGTTCGATTGCATTGTTAGCCATTTAGCTTCTCCTAATATCTAGTTTTTCAATGAACTTCAATACTTCCTTCTGGAGGTACTGATTAGCTATTGAGTCGTTATTTACTGCGGTTGCAACATCAAGCAAGATATTACCACGCTTACCATTCATGATCTGCTCATAAAGCGGATCTGGATAAGCATCTGGCGCACTTGGGTTAGCAACTATATCAACGGTTTGAATTTCAAATTCGCTGACGCTGCCACTTTCTGTTACGTTACCACTACCTCTTGACGAAACGCCAAGTTTTACACCATTCTCTAAAAGTGTTTTACAAATATTTCCCATTGGTGTAGGTAACAGTTTTAATCGACCATAGCCGTCTTGTCCGTCCATCCACATTTTTTCAATCATGTGAGATACACGGTCTAAATTAACTTGCAAATCATCGGGGTGATCTGCTTCGCCTAATACTGAATACCCAGTTTCAATCTTTTCTTGTATTGCCTTAACGGCTTTTGAAATTTCTGTTACCGGATAAACTCTTGAGTTTTGATTACGCTTTTCGCCTTGAACAAAGATACCTTCCATATACATGCTTTTACCATCTGAGGATGCCTCAGTAATGATTTTTGCTTGTGAATATGATAAGTTTTCTTTAAGTGTAAGCATAATTATTCAGCCTTGCCTTTTTTCTCTGCGCCGTGACCTTTAGTCTCTGCTGATAATTTAGCACCATCACCTGGGTGAGTTACTTTCATATCTTTTGCATCGCCTGTTAAGCCTTTAGATTTACCATCTGCTGATTTTGCAGACATGTCTACTGCTTTACCGCCCATATCGTTCTTACCTGCTGTTGGAGATGATTTACCATCATCGCCTGCTGGCATAGCTACGTTACCGACAGAACTTAATTCTGCAGCTTCTTCTAATTCTTCAGCATCTGTTTCAGCATCTTTTTCTTCTGTAAATGCTTCTTCCATTTCTGGTTCCATATCCATTTCTGGTTCCATTTCTGGTTCCATTTCTGGCATGTCTTCTGCTGGAGCTTCGTCGCCCATAATTTTGGCAAATTCTGCTTTAAGATCTGCTAGTGCGTCTTCAACGTTCACTAACTTATCTTCTAATTCTTCGTGATCACCTTCATGTTCGTCTGTTTCACCGTCCATGTCATAGTCACCGTCATCGCCAGTTGATAGTTCCATTTCAGCTTCTGGGTCAGTTAGTTCGTCTTCAGGAGCGTCTTCGCTACCTTCATCTTCACCATACATCTCTTCTGCTTCAATTTCGTCATCATCTTCTTCGATGTCGTCGATAAAGTCATCTGCCGCTTCGCCGCCGATAGCCTCATCTATTTCTTCTTCCGCTACTTCATCTTCTGCAACTTCGTCTGCTTCAACTAGGTCGTTCCAAATTTCACGTGCTTTCTCTACGAAAGCTTCATGCAACAAATCAGAAGCTTTTGCTTCCTCACCATTAACAAGGCTTTCAATCACTCTAATATAACGTTCGCGAGTACTCATTTGACATTCTCCTTTATCGATGTTATTACGCTTGTATTTAAG